ATTACATTTAAAGGGGTGTCAGCATGGATGAAGCTGAGCGAGTCTTTCATGAAACAGCAGAACATTATGAGAAACGTCAGGAACGCTTGGTCAAAGAGAACTACGAGCTCAAAAATCAGTTGAAGAATAAGAACAAGAAAATCAATGAATTGAAACGTGTGATCAATAAGTTGAATAAGAAAAAGAAACAGAATAAACCTCACTTCAAGAATGGTAAGCGTGGAACCTATAAGAATGGAGGGTGACTATGCCAAGGCGAGTAATTGAGCACACCAGGCGTGATCAGGAAGGTGATCTCCTGCAAGTCGTAAGCATATTTGAAGAGGGAGTCAACAAAGAACAGGCGAAAGAGAGTGTGCCCTATTCGAGAAAGCATAACGTTCTCTTAAATAAAAAAGATCACTACACCTATAAAAGTACAAGCTAACCCAAGTATTGATTTTATCAGGTTGGAAAGAAGGTGAAAAGAGAACATGCGTTTCCTTGATTTATTCGCTGGTATCGGAGGATTCCGAGAAGGTATGGAAAGAGCGGGGCATGAATGTGTTGGATACGTTGAAATAGATAAATTCGCAAGGAAAAGTTATGAAGCTATATATGATACAGAAGGGGAGTGGACAGCTCATGACATTACAACCGTCACAGATGACGATATTCGATCACTTAGAGGACAAGTCGATGTCGTATGCGGAGGATTCCCCTGCCAAGCCTTTTCAGTCGCAGGAAAACGAGGGGGATTTCAAGACACTAGAGGAACATTATTCTTCGATATTGCCAGAATTGCCAAGCAAATCAAACCACGGATACTTTTGCTTGAGAACGTCAAAGGCTTACTATCACACGACAAGGGAAAGACATTTGGAACAATCCTCAAATCGTTGGATGAATTGGGGTACGATGCAGAATGGCAAGTGCTTAACAGCAAGGATTTCGGAGTCCCTCAAAACCGAGAACGGGTGTTCATTGTCGGACATCTTAGAGGATCACGTGGACGAAAAGTATTTCCTATCAGACGAGAAACAGAAGGTGCTTTTAAGGCGATTGGAGATATGCACGGAGGACCTTGGGATAACAGAACGGAGTCCAATCGTAGAGTTTATAACCCTGATGGTTTAAGTCCTACTGTGACGGCTGAAGGAGGAGGAGGAATTGAGCCAAAAATTGTTGATGTAGTAGGGAATACACATCCATCTGGAAAAGGGATGAATGGTCAAGTTTACAATACCTATGGTTTATCTCCTACATTAACCACTAATAAAGGTGAAGGCCCCAAAATTGTGCAAACGCCTAGAGGTAACAATAAAGGCGGTATTTATAAATTAGCTCCAACAGTCACCAGCAACTCATATCAAGACAACAATCATATAATTAGTGGTTTGAAAGTGAGAAGGCTAACTCCTAAAGAGTTAGATGATAAATAGAGTCGTATTAGTCGGAAGAATGGTCAAGGACGTAGATTTGCGGTACACCGGTTCAGGTAAGGCGGTAGGGAACGTCACTCTAGCTTGCGAACGTCCATTTAAAACAAATGGAGAAAAGGAAACAGATTTTCCGAATTGCACCATCTGGGGTAAAGCTGCTGAAAACTTAGCAACCTACATGAAAAAAGGAAGCATGATCGGAATTGATGGGAGATTGCAGACACGCTCTTTTGATAATAGCGAGGGTAAACGTCAGTTCGTTACAGAAGTAGTAGCTGATTCAGTACAGTTCCTGGAGTCAAAGGGCGATAATCAGCAGAACAATCAACAGAGCAACGGACAACAGAACCAGCAACCACAAACGGAAGGTGATCCAATTGACATATCAGACGATGATCTCCCGTTCTAATTTAAAGAAAGCCACGCTTGGGCAGTTACTATTAGCTTTATTGGTGGAAGTCGGGGAAATGATGAATGAGCATCGTTCCTTTAAATATTGGAGCAACGATCAGGAGCCGAGGACATTCGATTGGAAACCTGTACAAAAAAATGATCACACTTCTGTTGAAACTAACAATCCACTCCTAGAAGAATACGTTGACAACATTCATTTTCTTTTATCGCTAGGAAATGACTTAGGTATAAGTGACCTACAATACAGAGAACCAACAAAGCAAAAAGATTTAATCGGCCAAGTGTTGGATCTATACGATATGATCTCTGTTTTCCGTGTATTAAGCGGAGAAAAACAAAAAGACCATTATCATAAGATGTTCAGTCAATTTATCCGAATCGGTCAGCAAATGGGATTCACAATGGAACAGGTGCATGAAGCTTATAAGAACAAGAATGAGGTTAACTTTCAAAGATTAAGTGAGGGATATTAGATGCCACAGCCATTTTATGAGGTTGTTGTCAATCTAGCTCACCATCAACTTCTTTCAATCCATGATAACCGTCCTGAACATCGATATGAAGTTGAACGTGAATGGAAATGGCGCAACGGTACAGATTTCCCTTATAGCTTAAATGGACAATTAGAGATTATGTATAGAGGACAACCACCTCAAGAGATCCCGGAAGATATTGAGCGCCAAGCTGAAATCGTGCGTAAGAAGATACGTTGGAGATATGGGAGGGTGAATAAGTGAACCGTGATGAACTGATATTCCAAGTATTCTGTCAGAAGCCGGGGTGGAGTGAGGACTACGTGAACAGTTTATCAGATCAGGAGTTAGAGAAGGTAGTTAAGGAAATGGGGGAGCGGAAATGAATAGTTATGAATCTGTGTTACATGGCGAAAATCAAAGGTTAAGAGAAGAAAAAGCGAAATTAAAAGACGAGAATAATAATCTCGAATCCAATTTAAGAGATGCAAGAAAAGCTCTAGTGGTGACTTACGGTATGTGGTTAGTTTCAATTTTGCTTTTTATGGTGGTGTCTTACATTGACTAGATATATATAGGCGTTGATCCAAGTACAAAAACGGGCTTAGTTATTCTTAATCAAGATGGCGAAATCATAGACAGCATGGAAATCACCACTAAGGTTAAGCAAGATCCACACCGATTCATGGATATAGCAAACCAAGTAGAAGATCAACTGGAACCAGGTGACAAAGTATTTATCGAAGGATTTGCTTATGGTGCTAAAGGTAAAGGAGTATCTACTCAATATGGTGTAGGTTGGGCTATCAGAACAAAAGTGATTGAAAACGATATGGAATATACAGAAATATCTCCTGGAGCCTTAAAGAAATTCGCAAGCGGTAAAGGGAACACCAAGAAGGATGAATTGGTATTGCCTATATACAAGAAATGGGGATTCGAGAGCAATTCAGATAATGTTCGTGATGCTTATGTCCTTGCAAGAATCGGAATGGCTTTAGATGGTTTGGAAGAAACAACAAAGTACCAAGAGGAAGTCATAAAAAAGGTAAAGGGCGGGTGAGAAAATGAAGATTAAAAAGAAATGGTTAGAAAAAAGAATGACTTTTGTAGAGAAAGAAATAGAGCTTTGGGAGAACAGAGAAAATGAAGCAAGGGTTAATTTAAGGAAAAACAAAAAAAACTTATGGAATTCATGAGAGAAGCTGAAATGCTTGAACTAAAAGAGGGTGAGTAAATGATTTACCCATTCGCTTTATTCTTAGTTTTACTTCTGGGCATGATGGTAGCAGACTGGCTTTATCGCCAGTTTGTTATCAACGTGATCTGTCCGACCTGTCATAAGGAATACAACGCAAACACAAGAGAATGTCCGAGGTGTAGAAAGGGGGATGAATAATGATGTGGTTCTTAATTTATTTAGTGATCGGTATGGTGTATTCAGGTTTAACCTTCATGAAACTTAATGGATTTATTTTAGAAAATCAAATGGATAGAGAAGAAATAATGAGTGTAGTTAACGATAAACCTAGTGAAGAAACGAAAAGGAAAGTAGCAGCTGTGTTTATAGTGGCTATATTAGTTACATTAGCGAAAATCTTTATATACCCATTATTCATTGTATTACCTATTGGTAAGAAACTGGCAAAGGTTGTGAAGTAGATGAAGAAAAGAACATTATTCTATTGGATGTCTGTAGGTACTGACTGGATGATAAGAAAGAGAAGTTTAGAACCTATCAAAGACTGGATCGACCAAAAAGAATATGATTATTGGTCAAAGTGGGTGAGTAAATGAGGGATATAAGAGATTGTTTAGCAGCTGCATTAACCTTATTAATACACCATGGATTAGCTGACGAAGAACAATTAAGTGAAATCATAAGAGAAGAAGGAACAGAGAGTTTATATGACCACCTCAATGAAAAATACAAAGAAATATATGAGGGGTGAGTAAATGGATCTCATTCAGCTATCAGAAGAAATGCACAAGACAAGGCGAGAACTCAATAAAGCGAAAATCAACCTTGTACGCAGAGCTAGAGATTATGCAGAAAAAGAACGTGCCTACCGTGTAGCGTTAAGGCAAGAAATCCTCAAACTAAAAGAAGAGGGTTATGCTGCAACGATCATAAATGATTTAGCCAGAGGTGCTGTAGCCGAATTGAAATTTGAACGTGATATGGCACAGGAAGTATATAACAGCGCAAGAGATTACATTTACTCCACAAAGGTAGAAGCGAGTTTGTTGCAGAGTATAAATAAAAATCAGTCGGAGGTTGGATAATGGCTGTCAAAACGAAAAAGATCACATTTAAGAAAACAGAATCCGAATGGTATAACTATCACGAAACACTCAAAGAGATTGCCAGGCTTCGAGAGGAAATCATGAATCCTACTCAACT